GGCTTTGTAAACGAAAACCCACTTCAAGAAGATACACCTGAGAATCCAATTCGCAGGTTTGTTATCTCACCAAGCATCTTTAACTTGATTAAAGACGCACTAATGGATCCGGATATTCAAGAAATGCCAACAGATTATACTGCTGGTCTAGATTTCCGTATCACAAAAACCACTAAGGGACAGTATGCAGATTACAGCACCAGTAAATGGGCTCGTAAAGAAACTGCAATATCCGAACAGCAAATGGCGGCTATTGAAACACATGGTCTTCATACACTTAGTGACTTCCTTCCTAAGAAACCTACTGAAGTAGAATTACAGTGCATCAAAGAGATGTTCGAAGCAAGTGTAGATGGACAGCCCTATGACGTTGAACGTTTTGGGCAATACTATCGTCCATATGGTATTGACGCTCCTGCGAGTTCCTCAAACTCTAGTACGTCTACAGCACCAGCGGCAACTACCCCAGCACCTGCTTCAACAGCAACTCCAACACCTGTAGCAGAGGCTCCTGTTCCTGCACCACAAACTGAAACTGTGGCAGCACCAGCAGCAGCACCTGAAGGTGAAAGCAAGCGGGCAGAAGACATCCTAGCGATGATCCGTAACCGCCAATCATAAGGTACAGAGGGCGGTAGAATTGCCGCCCTCAATCCTACAATGAAATTAGTATTCGAACAAACAGGCGATGAATTACCTTTCAATGGTTTAAACAATGAAGTTCTAGAACTTTTCATTGATAAAATTTTTGTGGCTAACAGCCAGTATCGTCGTGTTAGTGAATATACTATAAAACTAAAAAATACTATTAACAGTGTTAATCACTATTTAAATAGCATTGGTGTTGATATTGTTTTTCCCCAAGTGAATACACTACATCAAACAGATTTAAATTATTTGCATGCATTTTGGGCAAAAAACACAGAAAAAAAGTTGAAAATAAAAGATCATCCTGCACTCATAGAACACTATTCTGATAGTAAAACACATTGCACACTATATGAAATTGCATCTAAATTACAACTAGGCACATTATTTCAAAGTTTAGAAGATATTAATATATTAGTTCACGACATTGAAACTATTTTCACAGGTAATAATTTTTTCCCAACAGAACAAATTACCTATTCATCTGTACCTTGGGCAAGCCAATTTAGCACAAATGATTTTGCAAATATAAGTGTACCAAGACATTTTACAGGAAGAACACTAGAAAACAAATTTAGAAATTTTGATGACAAATTAGAGTTTGATGATGAAAATAATTGGAATGATATGCCTACATGTTTGCACATAAATTTTGGAAGACCTCGTACCATCGAGTTTAGTAAAGAATACAAAGATTGGTGCAAGAAACTAGACCTGGAACCATTGGGCAATCAATTAAATATTGGAAACTTTGTAAATATACACGAAAACTTGACTACATACAGAACAATTATGTATAATAACATACAAGCAGGAAACTCATTCTCAGTAAGGAAGTAAAAATGGCAAAACCATTCGACGTAAGTAAATTTAGAAAAGACATTACAAAAAGCATTGATGGACTAAGTATTGGCTTTCACGATCCAACAGATTGGATCAGCACAGGCAGTTATGCACTTAACTATCTTGTAAGTGGGGACTTTCATCGCGGAGTGCCGATGGGTAAGGTCACAGTTTTTGCTGGCGAATCTGGCGCAGGCAAAAGTTACTTTGCTAGTGGAAACATTGTAAAAAATGCACAAGACCAAGGAATCTTTGTTGTGCTTATTGACAGTGAAAATGCACTAGATGAAAGTTGGTTGCATGCATTGGGTGTCGATACAGATGAAAGCAAACTGCTAAAACTAAGCATGAGCATGATTGATGATGTTGCTAAAACTATTAGTTTGTTTATGGCAGATTACAAAGCAATGGCAGAAGAAGAACGCCCAAAGGTGCTGTTTGTACTTGACAGTTTGGGCATGATGATGACACCTACTGATGTTGATCAGTTTAACAAAGGTGACATGAAAGGTGACATGGGTCGCAAGCCTAAAGCACTAACTGCACTTGTGCGTAACACAGTGAACATGATTGGTAGTTACAATGTAGGTATGGTGTGTACTAACCATACATATGCAAGTCAGGATATGTTTGATCCAGATGACAAGATCAGTGGTGGACAAGGCTTTATCTATGCAAGTTCAATTGTTATTGCAATGAGAAAACTTAAACTAAAAGAAGATTTAGATGGTAATAAGACTACTACTGTAAATGGTATTCGAGCGGCGTGTAAAGTTATGAAAACACGATATAGTAAACCTTTTGAAGCAGTGCAAGTTAAAATTCCTTATGAAACAGGCATGGATCCATACAGTGGTTTGCTTGATTTATTTGAAGCAAAAGGCATGCTTACTAAACAAGGCAATCGACTAAAGTATACAACTACTGCAGGCGAAGAAATGCTAGAGTTTCGCAAAGGATGGACAGGGGATAAACTTCAAGTTATTATGAACGACATTTCTAACGCAGATGGACTAAGTATAGATGACATTGCAAATGAAGTACAAGGCGATGTATATGCAGAAGACATAGAGGATGAAGTGCATGAGTGAAGAAGAAGTAATAAAAAAGATTTACTTAATTCTTAAACAATATATACCACTAAAAGAAATGCAAAGTGCAACCGATCATCTAGTGGATGATTTGCAAGAATTGCTTGACGAAGAAGAACTGTACAGATTAGCCGGTATTGACAAATATATCAAGACAAGTGTTAAGGATATACTTGGAGAGCCCGAAGAGGACTTCGATTACGAAGATGATGACTATTGAGTCAATGGTATAATAGAGTAGTTAACAACATCGCTGAGATTCCCAACTTCATTAATTTTTTTGAAAGTGAACTTGAAGAAGCAAAGCGTGAGTGCGGTGTAAAAGGTATAGTAGAAAAAAATATCAGTGCCTTGCCTGGTATTACAGAACATCGTTTTAATCAACTACAAGAGATTGAAGCAGTGCTTAACTATCTTAACATACAACTGCGTAAGATCAGACGCAAGCATTTCCAAAAATATTTGGAAGGATATGCCCGTGCGTTAACAAGTCGCGATGCTGAAAAGTATGTTGATGGTGAGGACGAAGTCATTGACTTTGAAACTATTATCAACGAAGTAGCACTATTGCGTAATAGATGGCTAGGTATTATGAAAGGCTTGGATACAAAACAGTGGCAAATGGGTCACATTGTTCGTTTACGCACTGCTGGTATGGAAGATATTAGGATTGAATAATTTACAACAACTTGGAAATTTGTGCATATGTCAATGCAAAGTTTTCGTTGCGTCTACTGTCAATTTTATTCAATTCGGCCTGTAACTCACGTTTTAGTCCTAGATATTTTTTACCAGTAAAAAATCCTGCTAACTTTTGTACACGTTGAAACTTGCTTGTTTGCAAATACTTTACAACTTGTTCTTTGTTCTTAATATTAAGCACACTAAAATATTCAGGTCTATCTAAAAATGCAAAATCAATATCAATGTTATTTTTGCTTGCATAATCTGCTACATCATCTAAATCTAAAATATTGAAAATACTTACTGTACACACAATATCAAGATCGAAGTTGCAGGATATGTATTTTTGGATGTTTGTTTCAACAGTATTCCATTTGATTGTACTGTGTCTTTCATAGTTGAATTTTTCTCCGATATTGTCTATGCTAAAAGATAAATTTACCTTTTCAAATTTTTTGAGTTCATTAACTAAGTTTTGATCAAATATTGTTGCATTAGTATTATAAGATATATTAACATCTTTTGGTAAAACTTTTAACAACGAAACGTGCTTTTTGTCTAACATAGGCTCACCGCCTATAAATTTAACAGATTTAAGATGTTGCAAATCTTTTTTGAAGTTATTCCAAAACTCTTCAGTGGTTGCAAATGTATAATCTATTTCATGTAACTTAGGCAAATTTTCATTAAATTTTTTATCTTCTTTATACCAAGCACTGCTTCTGCCATAGTAACATATCCTGCATTTACTATTACAACTAAATCCAAGTTTTATATCTAGTTCTATTGGACTATTTTGCATGTTATAAAAATCTGTAGTAAACGCAATATCTCTTTTAAGTTCATGCTGTCTTTTACTAGAGATACCAGCAGATTCTGCGCTCCAGCATAGATGACATACAGATGGTTTTTTACCTTGTAAAAAATCTTTGCGAAAACTATTATAACTTTCACTGTGCCAAGCATCGCTTACACTATGGGTTATAACATTCATTTTTGTATCATTGTCATACAAAAATTGCTTGTCGGCTTGACAGCAAGGTCTGTAATTACCATTTGTCATTATTTCTAAATTTGTAAAAGGTGAAGTGCAAATTGTTTCAGGATAATCAAATCTAGTGCTTCCTAAAGTTGCACGAAGATCTGTTGTGTCTACTGTACAATTCACGTGATCTTTGCAATTGGCATGAATAAAACGTTCTGTGATTCTATTATTTGTAGAGAAGTGTATAAAAAAAGTTGGTATGTCTAAGTACTCTGCAATACGGAAAAAATGACGCCAAATGCCTTGATCTGTGTTACCATATGCAGTTACAATGATCTGTTCATTTGGTGCATACTCTGTCTTTTGAATAGATTTCAAATCATAAAACATATCTTCAAAAGGTTGGCTATAATATTCTGTAATCTCTTTTTTAAATATGATCACGAATTCTACTCCATTGTAGATGTATTTCGTCAGCAAACCATTCGGTGTATGTCATACGGTTTAACCAGTTATGTCTATCAGGCTTGCTTAACCATGAGTCTATCTTACTGCCAACTTCATACGCTAAACTACTTTCACTAACAACAGCAGGCACACCATGTATAATGCTAGTAATGCCAGCGTTGCTGCTATGACTAACAGTAAAGTGTGTGTGCTTTAGCATATGCTCTAAATCAAAACTGTCATAGGTTTGTTGCACATGCCTGGGTATGTTCCAAGTTACATCTTGTTCTTTGTACCACTGCATGTCACATGCCCAGTGTAGCGACTCTCTGTAACGAGGATGGCTGCGAACAACTATGGGCTTGTCTGTTACTCGGCGTATCTCTCTAATAGTATTGCGATAGTATGTGTCCATATCAGGCATACTACGCCACTGTTCACTGTGTCCGTGTTGTCCACATATTAGTACATATTCACCTTGTTGCTTCCAAGGCTGTAACACAATGCCAAACTTTTGTAGTCTGTCGTTAGGCATGTAAGTATCTACTGCAAAGTCTGCATCTCTGTTGATCCCGTTTATACCCAACTTCCAAGTAGTATTGCGTATAAGCCCGCCCACTTCTATGACAATGACTGGCTTGTTCTGTGCGCGGTAGTGATCCCATACATGTTTGTTAGCACTCATCTTACCATACCACAACACACTCCATATAAGTGCAGCATCAGCATCCATGTCATTTTCAACAAGTGTGTCCGTTTGCTGTATAGCATCCACTAGTTGCGGATAAACTTCACTTGCATTGTTAGGTAAGTTGTTTGGAAAATGTGATATTTTCATAAGGGATTAAAAACCAATAAATAGTTATATGCGTACATTATCAGTATTTACCTCCTGGCACCCTACGGGATACAAAAAATATGGCAAACAATTTATTGAGGGTTACAACAATTGTTGGCCCGCAGAAGTTCCTCTTACGATTTATGCAGAGGATCACAGACCAGAAATAAATAATCCGAATATAACAGTTTTGGATCAAGCAAGTACTTTGCCTGATCTGAAAAGTTGGCAACACCGTCACAAAGATAATCCACATGCACACGGGCACAACAAAGATAAAACTAAGAAAAGTTTTCTCTGGGACGCAAGCCGTTTTGCAAACAAAACTTTTGCACTTTGGCATTTTGCAGAACACTGTGATACAGACATTTTTATATGGTGTGATGGAGATGTAAGAACACATACACCAATGACCCTAGAGTTTTTGCAAAGTATTGCTCCCGGTGAAAATCAACTTGCTACATACCTAGGACGGAAAACTTGGCCCGAGTGTGGCTGGATGATGTTTAATCGTAATCATCCAAAGTTTGCTGAATTTATGGAGCAATGGCGTTGGATATACGAAAGTGATGACATCTTTAAACATGATGAATATCACGATAGTTTTATCTTTGGTGAACTAGTTGAAGACTTTAAAGCAGTTGGTGTAGAGTTTAATGATCTAGGCGGACCAGACAAAGGCGGTCATATCTTTATCAATAGTGTATTAGGTGCATACATGGATCATCTTAAAGGCTTTAGAAAAGAAGTAGGCAAAAGTCTTAAAGGTGATATTGTTGGCGGTTTTAAACATAATGCTGAATGGTGGAACGATTTGAGACAAGTAACTAAAGAACAAATCCGCCAAGAGAAATTAAAAAACCCACATGAATATGATGCCACACAACAAGTTAAAAGTAAGGGAATAAAATGAGCGAACTAAGTGTAATACAAAATGTAACCAAAGTAGAAACAGATCCATATCCTTATGTTTGTGTAGAAGGAGCATTGCCAGATCGCTTTTACAAAGAGCTGCAGGATACATTTCCTGAACAACTAATAACAAACACAAGTCCACATGACGGAGGCATTTGCTATCGTTACAAGATGAAAGAGTGTGCAGAAATAGAACAACCGCCTGCAATATGGCAAGACTTTTTTGCATATCATACAAGTCCTGAATACTTCCGTGCTTGCGCAGAACTATTTGCTACAAGTATTGTAGATCATTACAGTGAAGAGTTTTATGAAAGTTTAAAGACACAGAGTGTAACACCACGTGATGTTGATAATACTGGACATTATGTAGCAGATTGCCAGTTTGTTGTACATGAACCAGTAGATCAAACAGGCACAAGTCGTACACCACATGTGGATAACCCAGTTGAAATATACGCTGGACTGCTATACATGAGACAGGAAGGCGATACTGCACAGGGCGGCAACTTTACAGTGCATCGTGTACATGGTGAGATTACTGAGGTAAACAAAAGTTTAGGCAGACAAGTAGACAACAGTTTACATGTGCCACACTTTGAAGTGCCTTACATGGCAAATAACTTCTGCATGTTTTTGAATGTTAAGGACAGTGTACATGGTGTTACACCGCGTATTGAACCTACAATGCGGCGCCGTAGCATTAATATTATTGGCGAGTTTAATGGCACTGGTAAGATGTGGAAAGTTAAAGAAATCAAATCATGAAATACGCCATGGGCAAAGCCAGTTGGTGTTTTATGACTGACGAGCATGTTGTAAAAAGTTACAGTGTAAGAAACAAAAAAAGTGTTAAACCTGCTCGCGGAAGTATATATGATTGTTGGTTACGAGAAACAACATGTTTGCAACGACTAAAAGGTAAACTACATTTTCCTCAAATTATAGGAGCAGATGAAAATGATTACAGTTTAGCAATGACAAGTGTAGGAGATAGTTTATTCCATACCTGGCACGAACATAATTTAACACTGTATCACGATCAAGTGAACAGAATAGCAGACGAACTAGAACAAGCAGGTATACAATATTTTTATCCGGGCATGGATCCAAATACCAAAAGCAAGGACTTTACAAAATTTCCACTAAGTAACTTTTGCATTGAAGATGGTATAATCAGTCTAATAGACTTTGAAATGGCAACAGCAGTTAACAGTCTAGCAGAACAAAGACTAAGCGATAGGTTATCATACCTATACAGTTTTTTTAAAAAGGAAGAGTTTAGACAAGCACTACATAATTGTTTGGATGATCCTAGACAAAGTTGGGAAAGTGAATTAAATGCAAAACTTCCAGACAAGTCTAAATTTGAAGAGTTACGCAAAGGTAACCCTAGGGAAATATGGAATAATATGACAATGTTTACACAACCACCAGAAAAAGTAATTAAAGAATGGAACAAGTATCAAAAACGCTATGGTATAGATGATGCACAAGATCGTGTTGAACGTATGAAACTTGTTGAACTAGCACAACAATATGACGGCAAAGCACAGTTAATTGATATTGGATGCAATGATGGATTTATTACAAAACTAATGGCACCTCATGTAGCAAAAGCAACAGGTGTGGAGCCTTTTGTAAAACTCAGTGATGATAAAAAACCAGAAAATGTAAAATGGTATAGAGGCACATTTGGTGATTACCTTAAGTTTAAACAACTTGAATCTTGTGACATAGTTCTAAGTCTAGCAGTAAGTATTCAGTTGCGTGACTTTGGTGGATTTACAGAGCAAGAAATTGTAAACGGTTTTCACAGTTTACTTGCACCTGGTGGCATTGTTGTTCACGAAACACAGAAACTTGAAAATCGTCCAAACAATCAGGAACACACTGATGCAATGCTTGCTGCTTTTAAAACTAAGTTTGTGCAAATAGATCACGGAAAAGCAAGACCTAGCGGTAAACGTGAATACTATCATTTTCAAAAGGTAGACTAATGAATACCCCAATTTGTAGTATGCCATGGCATGCTTTCTATCTTAAAGCCGCAGGAGAAATACATCCTTGTTGCCATATCAAAGAACCAGAAGGTACCAAGTATACAATACAAAAGGATGGACTTGAAGCCTATGAAAAAAGCAATTTTATAACTGATCTTAAAGAAAGTTTACTCGCCGGCAACATGCATCCCAGCATGTGTAGAGTTTGTATAGATCAAGAACGTAGTAGTATTAAAAGCATGCGTGAGTTGGAAATGGAGCAACTCGAACAGTGTTATCCAGAATGGACTATAAATGATGGATATGTAAAAGCACAATTTATATTTGACAACAGTTGTAATCTTAAGTGTATAATGTGCGATAGTCTATATAGTAGTAAATGGAGACAAGAGTACAAAGATGTATACGGCATTGATAACAAGCCAAGTAAAGTAGACAATAGTATTATCAAAGACTTTTTTGATAAACACTACAAAAGTCTAAGACATATACAGATAAGTGGCGGCGAAACTTTTATGGGTCCACTGGGAAGAGACAGTGCTTTTTTAGATAGTATAATCAAAACAGGTGCGCAAACTAAAATAGATTTGTTTATAGAAACAAACGGAACATTATATCCAGATCAAGAAATTATCAATAAGTTACTAGAGTTTCGCAGTGTTAAGTTTAATCTTAGTATAGATGCTACTGGTGCACGTGGAGAATATATTAGGTTTCCCAGTGTGTGGGATGAACACAAGCAAATTATACATCAAATAAAAAAATTGGCTGATAGCCATTACAGTTTTAGTTTAGGAATAATGCATACATTGAATATATTCAATATATTATATTTGCCAGACTTTATAAAATACGCACGAACATTAGACAAAAATCCACATATACATATTGTACATGGCCCAAAACATTTTAGTCCACATGCACTTACAGATGCACTAAGAGAAAAAATAGGCAAAATACTACTCAAGGGCAAAGATTTAGAATGTTTACGCTGGGGAAAATATCTCTTAGAAAGCAAATACAATGGTGCATGGAAAGATTTTTTACTATACAGGGACAAGCATGATTTGTACAGAGGCACAAACTTTACAAAAACATTTCCAGAATTAGAGGAACTTATCAATGGCGTTTAATAATATTATGCAGTTAGCAACTGCACAACTAACAAAACAAGGTGCATTTCCTTCTGGAGCAACAGTAGTCGAATGGGGTAATCAGCGTTTTAGATACAGTGAGGATTGGTTAAATGAATGTGAAAAAACAAGCGGGCGAATACTCAGAAAACCTACACAGTTCGTATGGGAGTACTTTGAGGATTTGGGGTTTAGTGATTACCTTGCTATTGATATTAACACTGAACTTAGGTCTATCGCTATGGATCTCAATTTCATCTTAAAAGACAAGTACAACTACACGCAACAGTTTGATTATGTGACAAACAACGGCACAGGTGAACACATTTTTGATCAGCGCACAGTATTTGAAAACATGCACAATCTATGTAAAGTAGGAGGCACAATGATTAATGTGCTACCATTTGCACCTTGGTTTAATCATTGTTTTTACAGTTTTCATCCACAGTTGTTCCGCGATATTGCGGCCGCAAATGGATATACCTGGCAGTTTATGTGGTTAGCACAAAACACAGGCAAATATGTAGACTGCCCTACAGACTTTGATAGTTGGAGTTACTATGAACAAAAGAAACCTCGCAATCCTATTAGTGATTTGGAAAAGCATTTTGATGCCCTTCATAATCGCGAAGGCAAAACTCATAATGTTAGTATTGTTAGTGCGTATACTAAAACAGAAGATAAGCCGTTTCAAATCCCGTTCCAAGGACGATATGTAAATGATATTGTTGATAACCTTAAGGGCGAATACAGTAATGCAAATGTAGACACTAGACAGCAGGATCACAAAAGTGCGGCTTATTAATATAGGATGTAGTTTTAGTTATGGTAATCAGATAAGTGCATACGAAACTTTTGCACAAGAACATCTATCACCAGGAACATTGTTAGCAGAGCACTTGCACTGCACAGAGTATAACATTGCAAGTCCAGGACTGAGTTTAGATGGCGTATTGCGTAGACTATACACATTTGACTTTGAAGACAATGATGTGTTTTTTGTAGGATTACCTCCTAATGTAAGACTGCAATATGTAAGTAAATCTCCAAGAAATCAAAGTAAAGTAAGACAGAGCGATCCCAGTGGAAAAGGTCCAACTGAATATAGAAACCATGCTTTCAATCAGGGACCTAAGATATCCACAGATTGGTTTAAAACAATGCGCCTTGATATGGACATTGATATTGAAAAAATGGATCTCATTGAGACTACTGCTTACCAAAGTTTCTTCTATATTTTACTAATACAACAATGTTTAGCAAATAAAAAGTATTGGATGTATAACAGTGTTCATGGGCACATGCAACAAACAACAACCAAACCTGAAATACAAGTTCTTAAAAATAAAATAGACCTTACCCATTACTATCAGCCTGAATACGGTCTGTTAGATTTTGCTAGTAGTAAAAAAAAATATAGTGTGGCTCGTGATGATACACATCCCAATCATGCATGTTACAAAGACTGGTTTAAAAATTTTGTAACTTTTATAACACAAGGATAGCAGATTACTTTGAACAATTTATATTATAACACACAAAATTCTGAGAGCAAATGCAATTGGGTAATGCGCTGTCTACTAAAAGGTTGGCCAGACGCTCGGCCGGTACAAAAAAGATCAGATGACATAGAACTATTACCTGGTCATTTTTGGGGATTTATAGAAAACAACGAGCATGCAATTAACACACTCAAACGTGCAGGCATAGACTGGTATTTTTGGGATATGCCTTATTGGGGAAGATGGAATGGTCTTAAAGAAGCAGTTAACCCTAATCAAGACTTTTATTGGCGTGTAAGTCGTAACAGTGTTCACTATAAACACACAAAAGATTATCCAAGCGATAGATTTGATGCCTGGCAGATAGAACCAAAAAGTCAAAGCACAGGAAGTAAAATATTGATATGTCCTAGTAGTGAAACAATGACACGATGGACAACAGGCATGGATGTAAAGATGTGGGTCCAAATGATCACATTAGGATTGCGTAAGTATACAGACAGACCTATTGAAGTAAGGTATAAACCTCGAGGCAAAGGCACTAGCGGCCCTGCGGCTGCACTAATACCTTTTCGAGAACAAGCACAAGATACACATTGCGTGGTCACAAGTATTAGTTTATGTGCGATGGAGGCACAGATATTAGGCATACCAACCATATGCCATCCGGATAGTTTTGCTGCAGACATAAGTAGTACTAGATTAGAAGAAATCGAAAATCCTAAGCGTGTAGATATTCAGCAATGGTTAAACAATCTTGCATACAGTCAATTTACACAAAATGAAATAGCGTCAGGATTAGCATACGAGATATTACATGCCTAAATTACTAGTATATGATACAAATCGAAAAATAACAACAAATTTTACACTTGCATTCGCTCGCGGTGCTATAAAATATAATAATGAAATAAATGGCCCATGGGAAGTAAAACACAGATCTATTGGACATTATATTGATCATGGTATACCAGAGGACATGCAAGCAGGTGTGGATGCAATAGCCACACTGGGTATTCTCCGCGGAACAGGCTTGTTACTTAGATACGCAAAACAGCAAGGTATAGACTTTTACTACATGGATCATGCTTATTTTAAACCAGGATACAGTGGCAAAGGATGGATGCGTATTGTAAAAAATGGACATGCATGTACTACACTTAGGGATGTAGGCGCAGATCGTTGGAAAGGGTTTCACAAAAACGCAGGCTATAATAAAGAGCTCTGGCGTACTAACGGAGAACGTGGTAGTGCAATTATTATTTGTCCGCCTACTCATGCTGTTAGTTGGTTCATGGGCTTAGAACAAGATTGGGGAGAAATGGTAGTAAGTAAATTGAAAGCATATTTGCCAGAAAACGAACACAGTCGTATTGTTATACGCCGTAAACCAAAAGAACCTGTTGTTGATGGAAATGGTAATTTAATTGAACTCAGAGAATATCCACAAGATGGGACACTAGAACAAGTTTTAGATGATGCGCACTGTGTTATAGCCTATAACAGTATGGTTGCACTAGAAGCAACACTTAAAGGCATACCTGTAATTACCAGTGAACAAAGTTGTTGCACAAAAGTAAGTTTTAGTTTAGAAGATTTTAAAGATAATCCAATGCCAGAAAAATTTAACAAAGAACCTTTGAACAGGCAAGCATTACTAAACTGGTTAGCATGTAACCAATTCAAAAAATCTGAAATAGAATCGGGCAAAGCATGGGGTATGCTGCAGGAGAACTATAGTGGCGTTTAAGACTAACAAATTAGTTGTAAAAGACGACAGTAGTGGAAATAATGAGTACACACATGTAGACAAAGTGCCTGGTTATGCTCATCTTGCTGCCAATGGATTTCATGATGCTATTAACTATATTGCACAAAATTTAGATAAACCTACACTTTGTATACAAGTAGCAGAAACACAGCATCCTGGCAAAATAGCCTATGATGAAAATGGAGAAATAATTGCTGCTTACGGCTGGCGTTGTATACAAATGCTGGGCCAAGGTAAAGATGGTACTACATTCTGGGGATGTAAATATGGAGATCCAAAAGAAGAAAAGCATGTAGTAAAAATAAAAAGCTCTTATGCAAAACAATTTGATAATCACACGCATATTTTTAATGCAATGTTGCGTAGTATTATACGAAAGGATGAGAAAAAGCCTAGGGCAATATTAGATCAAGTTGTCAAATACGATTACAATCACTACAAATCTAGACAACCGTTTAGACATATAAAGCCGGACAGGAAAATCATTCATCAAAGTTTAGCGGATGTGTGTTCAATGAACGAATGGTGTATTCGCAATACAGGTTTTGTTTTTTGGGACATGGGTTTCAGTAACGGCAGAAACTTCATGAAAGACAGTAATAATGAAACACGATGGGTAGATTATGGTGGTGCTGGTATGTTACAATGTCCTAATTTTAAACAGGTTTATAACACATTTAGAGGATTGCCTGTATTGGAATTGGGTATCGAAGAAGACTTGCGTAGTTTAAAAGGCAAAGAAAGTTTAATAGTTGGCGATAGCGATTTTGTTATGTGCCAATTCTTGCTGAATTATGAATTCTGGAGCGAACCAGAAACTACAGCAGATTTGTACAGTAGCATTCTGCAAGTAAAACGGCAAATTATTCCTGAAATAACCGAACTTTTACCAAAATTAATAAAGACAAAACTAGGCAAATCCGTGTATAATGAATATAACAAAGGTTGGAACTGGTGTGATGAAACAACTTGGAAAAGTTTAAGGAAATTTATAAATGCAAACACTTGAACGAGCAGACATAGAAAGCATAACTTTTGGTGGGCACGACAGTGGTGTAACACAGGTGCGAGGTTATCAAAACTATGATATTAGTGATGAACAAGTTTTGGCTATCAATAATCCTGGCCCTAAACGTCCTTGGGTAGATACACGGGTAAAGTTTGAAGACTTTAATCGTGTGTTTAATACTATAAGTCCTCGTAGTTATGCAGACTTTGGCAGTAACCTAGGATTTTATGTATTCATGTGTGCGCAGGAATATGACGTACCTGCAACAGGTGTTGACTATAACATGGAATACATAGCAGTGTGTGAGAGTATAAAAGCAAGACACAGTGCAAGTCTAGCAACATTCAAACACACAAACTTGGAACTGTGGCAGGACGGTGTGTATGAGTTCATGACTGTGTTCAATGTAATACATCATCTATACAATCGCACAGAAAAATACATGGATATGTATAGACTACTAAAAGATTTTGCAGACAAAGCAGATACAATATTATTTGAAGTTCCTACAGAGCAGGATAAAAAGGGACACAAGTGGACAATGGATACTGGGTACAGTGAAGCATTGTTCTACGAACAAGCACTAAAACTATTCACACAAGTAGAACGCATGTCTGGACAAACAGAACATCGTCCTTATTACTTGTGTGTCAAATAGTCTCTGCCCACTTCCTAAATGCATCTAAGTTAGTTATACGCCATGGATGATTATATCCTTTTGTGGGTTGTGGGTCTTCAAATACAACTTTCCCTTTGTATAAATCAATAGATGTTTTGTTCATATATGGACTCTGTGCTACAATGTGCCTATTTTGATTTCCACTAGGAAACGGAAATCCTGGAGTGTGTATCCCTCCTACACTTAAATCTCGATTAATACGCCATAGTATATTAGTAACACCTGCACCTGCTGTGCTTATATATTTTGTCATGTTACTAAACATACTTATTTTTTCACCTAAATTATAGTTTTCACCAAATACTTCTGTATATCCCAATGCCTTAAGAATGTCTACTATGCTATCTTCGTTTACAAGACCACGCTTAACAGTGTTATCCTCACCTATAACATCTTTGCGATTACGCAATGGATTTGCATGAGCTCTTCGACTTAGATAGACTTTGTCATGTGCAGGAACATCTGGATATCTCTGTCTACTAACAGTAACTAATTTTTGTATTAAACTGTATATTCTACTGTCGGGAGGACAACGCTTTCCTGTTACAGGGTCGTTGCACAGTGTATCGCTAAAAAATACATGTGAATATTGTGTATTTTCATCGCTATATCTATAGTCAATATCTAGCAGTTCTAATAATTCAGTTACAAAGGGAGGATGTTTATCCAATTTTCTAGCAAGTGGATTCAACATTAATTTAATATTTGGATATTGTGCTCTTAATTTTAGATAATTGTATAGTGGGCCCAGTCCATCATTGATGCAATGATAGTAGTTCATTAAAGGAAATGTATACCAATAGAAGTATATTCCATCCGCATATTGTTTAACCTTAGGTTGTTCAGGAGTAGGCTTACCTGCCAAAAAACTTTGATTCTTTCCCAAATGATATGGAATTGCCTGATCCATATGAATAAACCATTCAACTTTACTAGTAAAGTTTAGAACTTGTAGGTTGTGAAGTTCACCAATACCTTCACTGTTAAAGTGGTTGCGTATCATGAACTATACAAGTTGATTACTTCTTTTTTCCATATATGATCATATTCACAATCACGCATGTTTTCAAACCAAGGACCACCTTCTGTGTAGTGTAACACTTTGGGTGTGCCATCTACGCCTTCTTTGTAATGCCCTACTAACCAGTTCCATTCAGGTCCTAGTTCACCGATCTCACTGTCATCACACCACTCAAATCTATGCAAGTATGCGCCTGTTTGAGTGTTGACAGTCTCCAAATCCAAGTTCTTACAACTAGGATGTTCACAGTTAAACACCATAAAACTAGACCAGTTCTTACGAGGATACTGCAATTGCATTTGTCCATCCATTTTTAATCCCTCTGGAGGATTGTAGTCATGTTTTACTACCCAAACTGCTTTGCTCTCATCTCTAAATCCATTATTAAACAAATGATGTGCATCTGTTAAAAATACCATATCGCTATCGCAAAACACTGCTAGTCCTTTATAGTTGTTTAGATGTGGAATAAGAAAGCGTGTAAAAGTAAATTCAGTACTAGCAAGTTTGTCAACTTCACGCCAGTAAAGTTTTTGCTCTCTTAGTTCATTTTGCTTTAATGGAATAACATTTACAAACTCTTTGTATGTGCGTCTTAGTATTGAATGTTCGCATACTTGATATGCAATATCTTCACGGCTATCCCAGCCAACATATATATTGTTCATAGTTCGATTTTCCTGTATAATAAATAGAATAATAAAGTGCGTATATTATTTATCAGGTGATTCAATGACAACAGTAGTTTTAGTAACAGGCGGCTTTGATCCGCTACACAGTGGACATATTGCCTACTTTGAATCAGCCAAACAACTAGGCGATGAACTATGGGTTGGTCTAAACAGTGACGCCTGGCTTGCTAATAAAAAAGGACGTAGTTTTATGCCTATACAAGAACGTGCAAGCATTGTTAAAAATTTACGCATGGTAGATCGTGTGATTGTAAACTTTGATGATAGTGATGGCAGTGCTAGTGGTGCAATACACAAAGCATATACGCTAGGTGCAGAACACATTGTATTTGCTAACGGCGGTGACAGAGGTACAGAGAATACACCTGAACAACACGACTTTAGATACACGCCTAATATAGAATTTGTGTTTGGTGTAGGCGGGGAAGATAAAAAGAATAGTAGCAGTTGGATTCTCAAAGAATGGCAAGCACCTAAAGTAGAACGCGAGTGGGGTCACTATAGAGAACTATACAGCGGAGATGGATTTAGTGTTAAGGAACTGGTTATTGCTCCGCACAGTAAACTTAGCATGCAGAAACATAAACATCGCAGTGAAACTTGGAATCTTGTAAGTGGTAGTGCATATGTACTAACGAGTACTGGTTCAGATCCATTTGACGGCGCAAGACGACAAACGCTAACTCCGCCCAATCCTGTGGACATTCCACGTGGCGTATGGCATCAAGGCGTAAATGACAGTGACAAGCCAGCACACATTGTTGAAGTGTGGAAAGGCCCTAGCGAGCAGTTAACTGAAGAAGATATAGAACGCTGGAATTAATATGCAAGAAATAGCAGTTGTGCTTGCGGGTGACAAGTTCGATCCCAATGTACATGTAAAACAAATATATAAAAGATTACACAGATATTGTACAGATTTTAGATTAACAGTATTCACCGATCAGCAAATTAATATTGATGAAGTAAGAACTATACCGTTGCCTCAATGGGATTTAAATCCCCGGGGACTGTGGTGGTATAAAATTTACATGTTTGGCCCACACAGTTGGACAGGGCCTGTGCTTTACATGGATTTAGATACTATACTAATAGGTAACATAGACAAGTTTTGGGACTACGAACCTAATAAATTTTGTATATGTCAAGATTTTAATAGACAGTTTATAGACACTTATCCTGTAAGCAATAGCAGTGTAATTAGATTTGACCCTGCTAAATACACTGACATATACAATACTTTTGTAGAAAATCCACAAAAAATTATTAGGCAATATCGTGGAGATCAAGACTACATAACAGCCTATTTCAAAGAACGTAACGATAAACAGTGGTGGCCAAAAGAATGGGCTATGAGTTACAAATGGGAAATCAAACATGGCGGAACTAGAGTAGGCGGATTGGATATAAAATATCCAGATGACTATATACAGCCTGATTTGCCAGAAGTTATTCCTGAACCCTGTAGCATTGTAGTATTTCATGGTAAGCCAGATCCTTACGAAACAGAATTTGGAAAAAGATATTTAAATGATTGAACAACGCGATTTAGTGCTTGTTACTGTACCTTTTACAGATACACCTATTCCCCTTTATGCTATTGCGCAACTTAAAAGTGTTGCTCTCGAAGCCGGTTGGAGTTGCGCCACTATTGATTTTAACAATGATTTTTTAACAAAGATCGTTAATCATCGCCATGGGACTGCTCTGACAGATTGGTTTTATCATGAGAAATATCATCCAGGAATTGAAAAATTTGTAATGGATATGATACATATTATGTCTGATAGGATAATAGCAAATAAGCCTAAAGTAGTTGGCATTAGTTTGTTTACCTATGCATGTCAAATAGCAACAAAGTATTTGTGTTTAGCAATAAGACGTAAAGATCCAACAATTAAAATTGTAATTGGCGGTAGCGGATGTTTTGATAATGTTCTAGGTGAAAGTGTATATGTTGATGCTATGCATCAAATGAACTTAATCGACCATCACTTTACCGGTGACGCTGAACTTGCTTTTTATGATTATTTAAAAGGCAAGCACGATATAATTGGAATGGACGAAAGTAAGTGGAAAGAACTAAGCAACAAAGATATTGCAGAAATACCTTTCGCTAACTTCGATGATTATAACTGGGATCTTTATAAAAATCCTGTGATACCAATGACTGCAAGCAGAGGGTGCGTGAGACGATGTAAATTTTGCAGTGATATTGCACACTGGAAGATGTTTAGTTTTAGAACTGGTCAACATATATTTGACGAAATGTTACATCAAAAAGAAAAATATAATATAAGTCATTTTAGTTTTACTGACGCTCTTATTAATGGCAACGTAAAAGAATTTAGAAGTTTATGTGGCTTGCTCAGTGAATACAATCACACAAATAAAGATGACAAAATTAGTTGGGAAAGCCAATTTATTTTTAGACCACAAAACCAGTTTAAAGAAAATGAATGGGAGTTACTAGCAGGTAGTAATCCCACAGAATTGTATACAGGAATTGAAAGTTTAGATCCAGACGTAAGACATGATATGGGTAAAAAGTTTAATCAAGATGATTTAAACTTTAATTTAGAAATGAGTCTCAGGCACAACATTCATATATACGGTATGATGATTGTAGGATATCCCACTGAGGACGAACACAGTATACAAGTTGCTAAAGACTGGCTTAGCGATCATACACACTTTCAACCAATATTAGAATTTAGTTTTGGTGGCACAATGGCTATACTACCTGGAACGTATCTGGATAATAACAGAGAAGAGTATGGGCTAGAAGTATACGGACCACCATGGCAAATGTGGAGTAGCACCAAGAGTGGTAGCACACCAGAAAAGCGTCTTAAATGGTGGCAGGATCTCAGTAATCACGCTAAAGAACTGGGCTATGAAATTGGTAGTGCGCATGAAAATGAAAGTGTTATTCATATCCTAAGCAGTATGGATCACACACAAGACACCAAAGCGTACAGAAACGACAGAGCATTAGATGTGCAGAACTACAAAGACTTTCACGATCAATTAAAAAGGTTAAAGGATGAACCAATTCAACTCCAGTAGTGTTGAAATTACATTTACATTTGTTAATCCTATTGAAACAATAAAACTGTTTCACAATGACGAACAATGTATGCCCGACAGTAACAATCAATATATCTATCGAGCTCAGCACATTTTTCCGGTGCGTTTGCAGTTTGAAATGAATGGTAAATGTCCGCGAGGTAGTGATTGTAGAGTTGATGCAAATGGCGAAGTAATATGGGATAGGTATATTATTGTCAGTGGAGTAAAAGTTGACGGTGTAGTTCCTAATCTTAACCACTTAAAACGCTGGGGAAGGATACATCCAAACACAACATTAAAAGACTTTAGACCCGCAAACCAAATTGTGTTTAGTAACTACATGGGATTTAATGGTGTTATTGAACTAGAATTTGATGGCAGTGATGTTTTAGAATGGCTTATGAGAACACATCAATACAAAGAAGATGATTGGCAAAAAAACTATGACTATGACTAAGACTTATTGGATAGAACGTAATAAAACTATCAATGTAGACTGGAGTGCAAAAACAGTGGTATATTGTAGAAATATTTTTAAGCACATTAATATACCCAAAGGAAATGTAGTAATGCTAGGAGCGGCATACAGTCTTGCACTTGAAGTATTAGTTGGACAGTTTGGCAAACGTGCAATGGGTGTTGATAAATGGAACTTTGGTAATCATCCACAGTGTATCACTGAAGATATATTTGACTTAGATGACTTTGACTGCGCATTTGTATACTGCGATGTAGCAAGTTTCAGCCATATTGCACAGCAAAATCCTTGTCCTAGATTGACGGCCTTTGAGTGGAGTTTGCGAAATCTAGTGCCTGGTGGATATTGTTTAACAAGAATGTACGGATATTCAGATCAGGACATGAAAAGCACCCAGCATTTAATGCGTATTGTTGATAAACACAATGTAACTATTTTGCCAATACCCGGTAACTTCCGGGGATCGGATTGGGATAGTAAAGATGATGTTTTATTGCGAAAAAAAGGTTGACAGTTGTTTAAACTGTGCTATATTAATATAGTAAGTTGAAATTGAGGAGAGA